CTTCTTGTATTCTTTTGCCAATCCATGCCATTACTGGCACAGCCATAGAGTTACCCAAAGCCTTGTACCTTGGTCCATCTGGCGTTGGTTTACCCTTTGGTTGGATGTCTGTGTAGTTATCGCCAAAGCCTTGCAGACGTTCACATTCAATTGGTGTGAGTCTTCTGACTGCCATTGATGCTTGATAAACCGCATTAATTTGTTGCGTTACTTCTGATGCTTGTGGAGACCTTGAAGGATCATTAGTAGTCAAAGATGGGGCTACAGAATGGGTAACACATGGTTCTCTTTGACCACCGCCCATTGTGTTTAGCGTAGGTGCTGCGCCATCCATAGGGTAGATTCTTGGCACACCATCTGGTGATCTAGGTTCAAAGAATACTGGTTGCACTATTGCAGCCCCACCCTGATGCATAGCTGGATTACTTCCTGATGCATCCAAAGTTTTTGTGGTGTCAGCATCAGTAACATGAATATCATCTTTTAATTGACCTTTGCCTGGCGCAATGTTGTATCCCATAGGTTGCATTGCAGTAGGCCCAGTTCCTGTGCCACTCATGCTTTTTGTCATTGTTGCAGCTACATCACCAGTAATTGCACCGTTGTACAAGTCTGTGCCAACTGCAACTGCCATTGGATTTTTAGCCTCAAGGGTTTGGCTAACTTCAGATTTTGCATTTATAAACTGGTTACTTTGTACCGAACTAAATGCAATGGGTTGTGTAACCATTGGAGTGTTGCCACCATTCTCTGGCTGTCTGCCAATGGTGTTTTCTGCCAAAGCAATTGGATTTAATACCAAACCTCTTCCATCTTCTAAGTCTTGATTACCAATTCCTTTGTAATCTCTTGCCATCAATGTTCCGATGGTTTCGTCACCATTTGGAGAGCTTGATTTAATGCTGGCGGTAACACTTTTCCCCTTTTGTCTGCGCGGCGCAGGATTCCCTGACAAGCTGTGGCGCTCAAAAAGTACCGCTGCGGCACGTCTCCAGTCTCCAAGGTATCCGACAACGAACACACGTCTGCGTCTTTGGGCCACTCCGAAGTATTGAGCGTCAAGAACCCTGTAGGCGAACCCATACCCGAGCTCCCCCAACCCTCCAAGGAAGGTTCCAAAGTCTTTTCCTCCGTTTGATGACAAGACACCAGGCACGTTCTCCCAGACCAACCATCTGGGCCGATGTTTGTCAGCAATGGCAAGATAGGTAAGCATGAGGTTGCCACGAGGATCGTCCAATCCCTTTCTGAGTCCTGCGACTGAAAAGGATTGACAGGGAGTTCCTCCAACGAAAACATCAATATTTGACTCAAGATTCCACTCCTTAAATTTAGTCATGTCACCAAGATTTGGGACATTTGGATAGTGGTGCGCTAACACCTGTGAAGGAAACTTCTCAATTTCCGAAAAACCAACTGGCTGCCAACCCAATGGATGCCATGCCACAGTTGCCGCCTCAATACCGCTACAAACAGATAAGTACTTCATCACCTACGCTCGCTCTTCTTAATCTCGTGCATATACGCTCTGACCTTGGCCTCTGCGTTTGCGCCATATCGAGCGTCTAGCGCCTTTAGATGCCTCTCGATCAACGCCTTGTCCCGCAAGACTTCCCAAGTCGTTAACAACTCTCTGCCACACGCCATCAGCAGGCATTCCAGGCTCGGTGACGGTGCGTTGCTGGCCTTCCTGTAGATATGCCTGGTCTTCATGCATTGCTGGCCTTCTTGCGGTTTCTGCTGTGCTTGGATAAGTTAGCAATCCTGGCTAACTTCAGCTGCTCCATGTGAGTGGCGTCCAGGATCTGGGTAATCTGTTCTGTGGTCTTAAACGTGTGCAAGTTGCCACATTCATACCGCCTGACAGTGATATTGTTTTCACGCTTGCGGGTTTCTTTGACCAGAGTCCAGGCGTTGCATATTGGACACTTCATTGGCCAGCTCCCTGGTTGACCTTCTTGGCCAGCTCTAGCGTGATCTTGCGAGTCTCGTCCAGCAGCTGTCTGTAGTCCTCAACCTTGTGCATCTCGGTGTAGAGCGCCAGCTTTAGTTCCTCGATGGTGGCCAGCCACTGTCTGACCTCATGGTTAACCGTCTGGCTCTCCACCACAGTGCCGTCCTCGTCCCTGTACAGCGCTATGTAATCCTTAGTCTTGTGCATCGTCATAGCTCCAAAAGATAAGCAGCGCTAAACCAATAAATACAAAAACAACTCCACCTAAGAATGCAAGAACGCACAGCAAAATAATGTTAGTCATTACTTAACCTCCAGCTGGCGCACACGGTCTGCAAGCTGACGCACCAGGTCAGTCAGCAGCGCTACTTCCATCAGTAGCTTTGCCTCTTTGCTGGGGTTACGCAAGATCTCTTGCTTGACCTTGCTGTTGCGCTCAACCTGGTTGAATGCCTCTGTCTCTTCTGGTGTCTCAGTAAGAATGCTCAATGGGTATGTAATGCCAATTGGTTTTCTCATGTGTCTTGCTCCATCGCCCAATGAAGAATGGCCAGGGCATCGGCCTCGTTGTCATCTGTTACTGGGTGGCCTAGTGCCTGCATGGCAGCCACCATTGCGTCTTTGTTTGCGTTGCCTTTGCCAGTCGCATGGAGCTTGATAGTCCCGACTGGCACTCCGCTGTAGGGAATCTGGTGGTGTTCGCACCAGGCAGTCAACGTGGCCATCAAGCCACCATACACGTGAGCTGCATCAACTCCCTGGTGGCGCCTGACCTCTTCAAAGTACACCGCCTGGATCTCTCCAACGCTGGCGCTGACCTCTCCGAGCCACTGCTTGAACCTGAGAAAGCGCATACCGCCACCTTCAAAGCGTTTTGGTTTGAGATCTACCCATCCATGCACAACCTTGCCCTGCGTGAGTGCTGCCCAGCCAGTGCGTGTGCCGAGATCAATTGTCAGCATGGTGGTGATCACAGTACACCCTTCCTACGCATCTTCTCTACCCAGGCCTCGACTGCCTCGCACGGTGGATCGTATGCCTCAATATCGTCTGTCCATTCGAGCGCCTCGGTGATCACCTCTTCTGGAATATCTTCACCATCTTTGGCCATGTCTAACAGCTTGATTGCCTCTTTGGGTGTCATGCTTGCGCTCCTATTAAGTTATTCAACCGCACACTTAAGTCCGCATACTGCCTCGTCAACGTCTCTTGCAAGACCATATCAATCATCTGCGATCTGCTACGTGCTTGCGCCTTGCAGGCACGGTCTAGCATGATCAATGTCTCTGGCCGTATGCGTACAAAGATTGGCTGCTTGGGTGTTTTATTCATGGTCTTATGTAAGATGATTGCACAATGCAAGCGATGATATCAGTAGGACAATTAAATTAATTTGTCCGTTAGGGTAAACACCTAGAAAATAGTTGATTTATTTGGGTTTAGAATACATCCAAGCGATATCACAGTGATATCGTGAACCACCGAGAAACAGGAGTTCGAACATGAGAAAACATATCATCATCAGCACAGCAGCTGCAAACAAAGACCAAGTACCAGCAGGCCTTGAGTCTAAAGTCAAACCTTGGACAGACTTCTGTCATAACCTACAAGAGCGTTGCGAGTCTGTATATATTGACTACAGCCGTGGCCGTGACGTTGGTAACTGGGGCTATGCAGAAAGATCACGTCCTTTCATTATTCGCAGCGCCAGAACATTAAATATTCTCAGCTCTGCAAAGACCTTGGCTGGCGCAGTTAAAGCTGCCAATCGTTTTATCTCTAGCAACTAAGGGGCAGCCATGCAATACGTAGCCTACTACCGTGTATCCACCGCCAAGCAGGGTCACTCTGGCCTTGGCCTTGAGTCACAGCGCCAGCTGGTCAGCTCTTATGAGGCCGACATCATTGGCGAATTCACAGAAATCGAGTCTGGCAAGATCGACAACCGCCCGCAACTGGAGCTTGCACTCGATCTCTGCAGACGCAACAACGCTGCCATCCTGATCGCCAAGATTGACCGCCTCTCACGTGATGCAGCATTCCTGTTGACCTTACGCAAGGCTGGCGTGGACATCATCGCAGCTGATATGCCAAACGCTGGCACTCTGGAGTTCGGTGTTCGTGCAGTGGTTGCACAGCATGAGCGTGAAGAGATCAGCAAGCGCACTAAACAGGCCTTGCAAGCAGCCAAAGCCCGCGGGGTAGTACTGGGTTGCCCAACACCAGAGATCGGCTCTGCAGTAGGCAATGCTGTCATCCAGGCACGTGCTAACAGTTACGCTGACCGCATCGCACCAACCCTGCGTGATGTGATTGCTATCTCAGGCGCCAGCACCTTGCGTAACCTGGCTGCAGAGTTGTCTACTCGTGGCGTTCAAACCCCACGTGGTAACACCGAGTGGGCAGCCAGCCAGGTCAACGCCCTTATCAAACGTCTCAACATCAACCTCAAGGAGTTTAGTCATGCGTAAGACCACACCGTACAACACTGGCAAGGTTGCCATAGGCTCACGGTATGAGCCTGCCAAACGCCACACTATGTCGCTCGATGAATTACGCATCCAGGATTCATTGATAAATCCCCCAGTTAAATTGCTTGTAATGCCTTACGACAAAGCTATCTATGTGCTTGGTGTCGTGGCCTTGCTTGTTGTCTGGCTCACTCAGTAAGGGGCAAGCATGACCGTAGGACAAACCATACGTGACGCCCAGCTCAATCTGTTTGAGCAGCGTGATGCAACCTTCCTGGCACGTGCGAGAGCGCTGGCCGTACAGATCTGCCAGGCACAAGGCAGCGTCAGCATCAATGACATCCGACAAAATCTTGCTTTGCCTGCAGAGATGCACCCATCAGTATTGGGTGCTGTCTTCAAAGGCAAGCAGTTTAAGGCCGTAGGTTTTACCGAGGCCACCCACCCGCAGGCTCACGCCCGCATCATCCGCATCTATCAACTCAAGGAGTCCTTTAATGGTCAACAAAGTCACGCCTGACACCATGCTGTCAGCATCCCGCCTATCTTCAGTCATGGGTATGTCTAAGTACAACACGCCCAATGACGAATTGGAAATGTCAATCAATGCCATCCAGGGCAAAGAGCGCCCAGACATCGGCAATGAATCCATGGACTGGGGCAACCAGCTGGAGCCTTTGATTCTCAATGAGGCAGCCAAGCGCTTGCTGCTCACAGACGTGGTTATTGATCACGATAAACCGTTCTTTCACACCAGCCTACCACTGTGCTGCAGTCTCGATGGCAGCGCCCAAGGCCGTGGCCAGGTTATCGTCAGCGATCCAGACAATGGCATCTATGTTGTCGGCCAGGACTCGATCACCCTCGATGGGGTTGGTGTGTTAGAGGCCAAGCTCACCGCCATGGAGCCAGAAGATACGCCACCTCTGTGGCGTGGTCCCATCCAGTTGCAGGCTCAGATGGACATCATGCAGGCCAAGTGGGGTGTGCTGGCCACACTCTACAAAGGCACTCAGCTGCGTTTGTTTCTCTTTGCTCCGCACCAGGCCACACTGGACAGCATCGCCAGGGTAACCACAGACTTTCAGTCCCGCCTGGATAACTTCAAAGAGACTGGCTCGATTGACTACTACCCACCGCAGGCAGGCGAGAAGTGGCCAGACGCACGTGGCGCCTATCCAGTGGTAGAAGACACCGTCTTGCTAGATGCCGAGGCCACCGAGCTGGCGCAACGCATCATGGATAACAAACTGCAGCTAAAAATTCTAGAGCAATCAATTGCTGCAGATGAAGATGGCATCAAAGAGTTGATGGGAAAGTCAACCAAGGGCATTGCTGGTGGCTACACCATCAGCTGGCCAACTCGCAGCTACAAAGCGCAGCCAGAGAAGACCGTGCCAGCCAAAGAGGCCTACTCCATACGCCAGTCAACTCTAACAATTAAGGAATCTAAATGAGCAGTCTTACAAATCGGCAAGGCTTTGCGCCAGCCAACATTACCGAGGCCATACAGTTCAGCGAGATGCTGGCCAACAGTAGCATGGTACCCAAGCAGTACATGGGCAAGCCACAAGACATCATGGTCTGTATCCAATGGGGCATGGAGATGGGTCTAGCCCCAATGCAGGCTTTGCAAAACATCGCTGTTATCAATGGCAAGCCTAGCGTGTACGGTGATGCCATGATGGCGCTGGTGCAGGCCAGCCCAGTGTGCGAGGGTGTAGAGGAAAGCATTGAAGATGAGGGTACGCCAAACCCAGTGGCCGTGTGTGTGGCTAGGCGCAAGGGCAGGGCGCCAGTCACCGTGCGTTTCAGTGTTGAAGATGCTAAACGTGCAGGCCTGTGGGGCAAGCAGGGTCCATGGCAGGCATACCCCAAGCGAATGCTGCAGATGAGAGCCAGGGGCTTTGCTCTGCGTGATGCATACCCAGACGTACTAAAAGGTTTGATCAGCGTGGAAGAGGCGCAAGACTACCCAGAAGAGACTAAGCGCCCAGCTAAAGATATCACGCCACGCAACCCACTCGATGCATTGCAGGCGCCAGCGTCAGCTGTAGAGTTTACTGCGCCAGACATTGAGACTGGTGAAGTAGAGATCGTTGATAACCCACCGCCTGCAGCTGGTGAGTTTGCGATCATCTTGCCTGGCAAAGATCTACCGCATAGCACTCACGCCACGCTAGAGGAATGGCAAGATGCGTATGAGATCTTCTGCGAGAAGATAGCATCCAGTCAGAAGATCAAGCCACGTGAGCGCATGACTAAGTTACGTGAGTTACGTGATGCCAATGACTCAACCATCCAGGCAGTTGACATGGCCAAACGTGTGCGCCACATTGCTGGCCATCAACAACGCATTGCTGCGCTGGGTGCTGCCACTTAGGCCAGTACAGCCAAGGCCTGCTGAACGTGCTTGATACGATCATCTAGGCCTATCGTTCCACCGTTGATGATCTTGGTTACCTTGGTGTAATCAAGGCCATCCGCTGGTGAGTTGAGGTTGTGTGTTGACCAGAACCAACCAGCTGTGAGAGCAGCATACTTAGCAGTAGCAATAAGGTCAGGATCTTTAACAAAGTCCACACCCAAGGCCTTGCCAGCATGGAACACATTTGAGTGGCCAGTAAGCTGAAAAATTCCACGGCCACGAAAACGCCAACCGTCACCAGAATTTTCGTCACGGTTACCCATGCGAGAGCTATAGACAGAATTTGCGATCTTCTTAGGATTTCCCGCATACTCATTGGCCTTCTCCATATTTGGAAATCTTTTAGGCCAGATCCGCATCAGCGTTGCAGCTTTGTAATTTAGATTTTCCTCAAGCAGTT